CTTCCATTTGACATCACGCGCCGTATGGCCGCTGACGTGGCTATTGATGACGTTTCCCCCGAACCGGTGTTCCCCACAAATTATAGCCACTGGCGCATTGGCGTCTGCGATAGTCCTAATCCCCTCCCACCCATAAGTAGGTGAGTTCGAAAAGCTGCCGGATCCAGCTATCCCGCCCCCAGGTGCCTCATATACTGGAGCTTTGGGCTTCTTTGCCCCGAAGATCGAAACAAGCATCCCAAGCGCCCCGACGACTTTTAGCACCGTGAGAACTGTTCCGGAAATACCAATCAACGGCGCAATCGCCGCCGCCGCCGAGGCCACGACTGCAACAATAGCGACCGCCGGCCCACCAATCCTTGGCACGAGAACAATAGCCTGACCGCGCCTCGGCTCAAAGCGACAAGGATCAACCTCTCTACCAGAACAGCTCACAATATAGCCATCATAACGCTCCAGGCCAAGACCAGCAAGATGCACAGACAGTAATCTTCCATCAGCAGGAAGCCTGTGTTCCACAGGAACTTCACTGACTATTATGAGCCGAAACTCTCCTTTGCGCCTCAGCCAGCCAAACAGTTTCATGACGATAGACACCTGTTATATGCCGTCTCCAGGGTACATTCAGCGGGAGAATGCAAACTCCTGTTTTGGATGTCGTATGCAGAACCCGCTCGTAACCAAGATAAATCCCCACATGCTGAGCTTGGCCTGATACGGAGCGGAAGCAAACCATATCCATCCTCTCAGCCTTATTTACGCTGTGCCACCCGTGTTCCGCCAGCCCCGAATCACAATAGGATATTGGGACCGCTGCTGATGGCCTGGGAGGCATCACTACCCCGTACCACCCGTACACTAACGCCACAAGCGACCAGCAATCAAGCCCTATTCGGCAATCCTGCCCGTATTCGACATAAGGAATCCCAACGAGGTCCTCCGGTTTAGAGAAATTGACGCCTTGTCGGGACCCCTGGAAAGCCGCCATATCTTGCAATGTTTCCTCTCGATTTACAGTTCTCGATAGTCTTATCACAAATTAGGTCCGGACCAGAATAGCCGCACTGTGAAGATTTAAACCGCCATATACATCTACCTCTGTTGAATCGCCGGGTAGGAACTGTGTGATCCACAACATCGAACTTACTACTGAGCCTGAAGCGCACCTCCCGCGCATCCGCCTCAGCGCTGTCCACGTAGAAAATATCCTGAATATACGCTGTGGGATCAGTAAGCGCATCAAGAAATACCAACTTCATCCGCACTTCACTGCCGCGCAATCCATCCCTTAGGCGCACGAGGCCCGGGATAATCCCACCCAAATTGGATACCCGCAATTCAATAGTGTCCACCCGACCCTGAGTGTTCTCAGAGATACTATCTACTTTGATAGGAAGAGGACTATAATCGTGCCCGCTGAAGTTAATCGCCTCCGGATAATCCGTGAAATAAAGAGTCGCCAGAGTGGTTGTGGTTGTCGAGGAGGTAGTGGTGGTCGTGGTGGTCGCCGTAGTGGTTGTCACCGTGCCCTCTGCCCATGCCGCCGGGCGTCCGGCATATGAAATCTCAATTGAATCCTTGATCACGGACGAAAACCCGGAATACTGGACTACCGTCTGGTCATCCTCACCGCGCAATATTGGATTCCCAGAGTAATCGCAAGTCAGCCCGCGCGGATCGTGCATGGATGTCCGGAACGAATGCGTGATCACAGACGTGAAACCAGAATGCTTCTGAAGCAGACCATCCAGATCCCCACGATCGACTGTGCTTATCATGTGGCTGCCCTGGAACGCCATATCCCGCACGTCCTCGGCCATATCAAAGCTCTGCCGCACCGCCGTACTAAACCCTGAATAACGAAGGAACCGCTGCATAGAGTGATCGAAGGTATACAAATCCCCTTCATACTTCTCGAGGCCGCGAATCTTTCTACCGAGATTTATGGACGATTTCACAGTCTTCGAGATACCATCATACCGGATCACCTTACCGGCAGTCTCGCACCTATATAAGTCTCCATCAAACGCATATCCCTCACTGACAGAGCCAAGCGTCCAGGAGAATTTCATGACATCCGAGAAGCCTTCATACCAGACGAATTTGGGAATAGCAGTAAATTCCGTCAGAAAATCGGCAAAGTCCGCCTCCGTCGTTGTGGTGGTGGTCGAAGTCGTGGTGGTGGTCGAAGTAAGCGATGCCCTAATCAGCTCGAATAACAAAATAGGCCGATTTTCGCGAGCATCCTGCTGGGTTCTGAAGTTTACGCTTATATCCTTAGGCATTTCAATACCGGCTTGGGGCCTTCTCCCTTATCTGGAGCTGGAGTGAATAGCGATCAACCATTATCCACCTGGTCTCAATCCTGTCCATATCGAAGACTGCAACATGATAGAACTCATAGTCCACACTGACAACCACACCAACACCTGGAGGTGATACGAAAGTAACAGTACCGCCGGAATAATCAACCGTAAATCCCGACCCTTGTGCAACACCACCCAGATACACAACAACAGTTCCACTCTTCAGCGGATAATACCGGAAACCGAATTGCACCTGCACGCCATTGCCAGTTCCAAGCGCCTCTCCAGTGATCGAGAAGTATTCCCAGTTCTTATACCAAAATTCCGTGAATCTACCGTGTCGAGCGAAAAATTGCCTGATATCTCTCGCCTCGGCGTCATTGACCACGAAATCAAGGATGAACTCATGCATTATTTTATCAGCCGGATAAGGCAGTCTCCGCTGCGTATCGCCACTTTCAAACACAGATTCCTCGACCGGGGCCGCCAGCTCTTCTACATAAGTATAAACAGGTCTGAACTCGAACAATTCTGCCATTGGCCACCAATCAGAGCATTTCTGCTATTTTATTTGTGGAGCACTGCCCATCTTGACCACTTGAAATTTTTCGCGCTCGCAGTCAAGGTCGTAACGCTAAAGGTAAAGTAAACGGCCATAGTTGCTATCGGGAAAGTCCCGCCGACATGCGTGCCCACAAGAACGCTGTTGATATAGAACCGCACTGTTGATGTAGCAGAGTCAAGCTCGATGCGCATCAGGTATGGTGCGTTCGCTGCGACAGCAACCCCTGAATCCGTGACCAGGGGTGTTGCCGTGTTCGCTGTGACACACTTCCAATTGGCATCACCCGCGCTCGTCGAAAACCTAAACGCGGCGATGCGACAAGTGGTTGGCGCGTCCGCACCACCAATCGCGAGATAGTTTGATGTATAGCCAACCCACAGGCGCACGTCAGCGATTGACGCCGCCGTCTTGACCCTTCCAATGAGGACAGGATCAAAGTCAGGGCGCTGATAGGAGTTCGCGCAATTGTATGCTTGATTTCCGGAGACTGCGGTCGTCGCATAGTTATGCCAGCAACCATCTGAGTCATCGGCGCTCGTGATCGTGCCGCCGGGCGCAAGCGATGCCATGACTGCATAGAGAACCGACGTGTTGCCGTAATTTGCGCCAGCCTGCATCACGCGCTTGGTATACTCGATCGGATCAGCACTCGCGGGCGTCTCCCAAGTCTCCGTCGCCGCGCCATGCGCAGTAAGCACCTTTCCCTCAGCGCCAGCGGATATAAGCGCCCAGGCCGCACCATCCCAATAGAGCATATCGCCGACGCCTATTCCAACCACAACCCCACCCGAACTCTCCCAGGTTGGCGATGCGCCCGCACCATGTGTAGTCAAAACTCTTCCATCCACTCCCGGAGGAAACCGAACCCAATTCGAGCCATCAAAGTACAAGAGGTCTCCCAGCGCCTGGCTGGCAAACTTGTGAGCACCTGCAACAGTGTGCTCCGTTCCAACAGCGTCATCCAATTTGTCGGCGTTACTGTTTAGCGGGACATCCCAATTTGCAGAGCCATGCGCTGGTTTCTCCAGACCCAGCTTAGGTGTAGTGCTCATCTACCATACCCTCCATCACCATACCCTCCATCACCATATCCGACGCCCACGAAGTCAATCCTCGACAGGCTGATCTCCCGAACAGTTAGCGTGGCCAAATATCTTCCGCAGCCGTCGCTATCAATCCGGCAGTTCGGCATGTCCAGTACAACCCTATGATAGAACTCATAGTCTGCCGTGATCGCAACAGCAAGACCCGGAGGCGACACAAAAGTGATAATTCCCGTGTCGTTGCAAATCGTATAATGTACGTCCCTGACCTTTGCGACCCCAGCGAGATAAATAATCTCAGAATCGTCCTTTATCGGCTCATGCGGCAGCCTCCATTCAGTTCGGCTGCCGTCCCCGGACCCGACCGAATACCCAACCCTGCTGTAATCATCGAAGTTTTTAAAGAAAAAATACCGGTGCTTCCCGCGCCTGCCGCCCCAAAATGCCCGAATCGCCCGGATTCCTGCCTCGTCCTCCACGTATTTACATACAAAGGATCGCTGCCCCCAGCCAGTCAGCCATTGGGAACTTGCCTCCATCGCGCCCGTGAACTCGCTCTTGTGAGATGGCACCGAATCTAATTCCTGATAGGGCCACTCCGGCTCCCGATCCCAGACCGGCGCATCCTCCTCCGACTTGACAACAATACTCTCCAGATAGAAAACAAGATTCCAAGGCGAGATGAATCTATTGTCTCCAACAACACCCCGACTGCCAAACGTGGCCCAACCCGTGCCGTCGAAGGCTGTCTTATCGAACCTGGCGATACGCTCGTTGTCACAATCTGCGACGTAGCAATAAGTTCCATCACAGGCTACTCCCGCCGGCCTATCGAACTGATTGACGCCCGAACCCTTTGACCCGAAATGCACCTTCCCGGACCCTACCATATCGTTAAACTTATGCACCCCGACTTCCAGAGTAGGATTCATAACCGAGAGAAAGAACTCGCCATCCGAATCCTTGAAAATCCCCAGCGGATCAGTTATTCCCAACACATCAAGATCAAGAGCAGTCTTACCAGCAAAATCTTCACCAACGACTTGCCAAAGAACCGCCTGGGCCGAGAAGAATGCCGTCATATAAAGATAGTTTTCCCTCTGATAATAGAACTTTACTTCAAGCGAGCCCGGGATCACGGACTGAACAAGATTCGTCCAAGACCAGTAATCCACCCAGGCGGCATAATCCGTGGGTTCACCATGTTCAAACGCCACGCGCCACGGACTCGGCGTCTCATTAACAGCCACCGCCTTATATTCCTGATAGGATGAAACACTGGCATTCCAGAGAGTCGCACCATCTTGGGAGCCACCATATTCAGTGAACCGCCATGTCCGCCTCGCCAATCCATCCGCAACGACTAATTTCCCATTGCTCGCCCGCCATATGCTTGTTGGTTCCGAGAATGGAAAGTTCCGGGCGAACAGCACAATCCCTCTAATCTTCCAGTTCCCGATCAGGAAATAACCGTCTCCCGCAGTCACGACACCGGTGCAGGACTGGTCACCGAGGTCTCCCCACTTCCGGTCCACGTAGGTCCCTGTCTCAATCTGATATTCTGACAGAGAACTAGTATCAATAACTCTATACCTTTCAGTCAAGACCAATGAAACCGGATCCACACCAAAAAAGGAGTCACAGCGCTGGTATGCAAGATATTTGGTCTCACTCACCAGGACGCTTGCGCCCCTTATAGCCCAAAGCTGGTTTGAATCTATGTTCGCCGTACCACACCATTTGGGATCAGTCGTCCTCGTGTAAGTCTGGATATGCGCTCCAGTGCTCAATCTAAACACCGAGCCTCGCCACTCGGATGCAGCATATTTCCACGCAACACAGAAATAGTCCGCCTCAGCATCTATACACCCAGATTCCTCCCAAGCTGACAGGTTCGGGACGATAAGAGCCGAGATATAATTAATGCTGATATAATTCAGCGCTGCATCCAGAACAACGATTGCTGTGCGAGTCCCGCCTGCCGGGGTGGAAGAGAAATGGACCAGCACGTAGATATATGTATCAGCAGCATTAATGTCCACATCCAGGACCACAAGATTGGCCGGTGGACTCCATCCGCACGCATTTGCCGCCCCATCCGAGACCTTGAATCTGGCAATCGGCAGGTTGCCAGCATAGCTCCCCCAATGCTTGCCCTTATAAGCGTAGAAATAAGTCCCGACATGATTGGAAAATCCCCATTGAAGGTCCCAACTGCTGGGAACCGCGACGTTCCAGTCTCGCGTATTTGTCGCTACATCCACACAATCAGCAGAATATACATAAGCACTATGCATGACGAGCGCCTTTGACTTATCTGGCGTGAGTATCGGCCCATAACATCGGAGATGCGCCACCTGTCCTCCTACCACGTCCCACAATCCCTCGGTCATGTCATCAAGCTCACAATATCGAACGCCCCCATTATCCTGAGCTATATACGCTCGCTTTCGGCTTTCATCCCACGCGACCCCATTTGTGGCATACGTTATGGTAAACTCCCCAAACTTATATAACATCCCCCAAGTCTCAAATCCCGAGCCATCGCTCGTCATCCGACAAATTCGCCTGCTAACGGGGTCCGAAACTATGAGCTTTGTCTTGGTAGGCATTATAAGTACCGGCCAAATACTCGACGCGTGACTCCGCTTTCCATAACATCAGCGCCTATTTTATTGATCACCGCCGAAGGATCACGGACAATCGCAGCATTAACAAAGTTTGGGTCCACTATATTGTATATATTTAGAGGAGGCTGCCCTCCCAACTCGCCCGCCGATAACCCGCGCTGCATGCGCTCAAGTACCTTGCGGTGTCTCGCTGTAACTTCCCGACTGAAGACAAATTCCCCGGGACCGACGACCTCTTTCTTGGTTATATAACCCCCAAGCTGCCGCGTCTCTATCTTCGCCGTCAACGGTGCCTGGACCGGAACCCCCACTATTGGCTGCTTCTGACCGGTGAAGATGCTCACAAGTCCTCCGATAACGCCACCTATTCCCATAATCCCGCCCACGCCCTCTGGTGCGCCGCCCCTCATGGATAGACCGCCAAAGACCATGCGGACAGTCTGATCCGCAAGAATATCGGCGAACGCCTTTATAAACGACTGCTTGAGCGACCACGTAAACTGCTTCCACGCATCGGACAGGCTCGCAGTGCCGCTTAGAATGGCCTCATAAAACCCACTGAATCCCTGCCTCATATCTCGCTGGAAAACATCTTCAACGCGCTCCCCAACATAACGCCAGGACTCACTGATTCTCTGCGCAGTAATTATTGCCGATTCCCCCAATCTGACCTGCGCCGCTTCCGCCGCCGTCATCTCGGCCTCATAAGATTGGAGCGACTCCCTCATCTTCTCCCCAAGGTCCAACTGGGCATATTTTTCCCGGAATCTCTCCTCTCCCAACCATTCAATGCGCGCCTCAAGAGGGTGCTGCTTGAGCCACTCCTCCTGCGTCTGATAATCCTTCCGTAATCCATATATCTTGTTGCGAAGCTCATCAATCTTCGTTGTTGTATCACGCGAGACAAAGCCCTGCTTGCGTGAAAATTCTATCCATTTACCAAGCTCCTCACTCGCCGCCGCGATCTCCCTCTTGCATTCTGCCATGGCCCGGGTAGCATGTTGCCAGGGATCTACCTTCGCCCAGACTTTTTGATATTGGGCTGCCGCCGCCTGAGACCCAAGCAATACAGCATTGAAACCCTCAAGCAACTTGGTAGGATGTTTTATCGCGTCCGCATATTCCTCAAACGCCTTTTTCCCCTGGGTCAATCGCACGATCAGCCCGCCAAATGCCAGGCCCGCTATGCCAGCAGCCAGGAGCGCAAATGCACTCGTTACTCCTCCAATCGCTGCCGTAAGCAGGGCCTTTACAACCGTAAGCTTTTGGACAAGAGCTATTGTTTTCAAGATGGAGCCTGAGAAAATCCCTACCGCTCCCACCAGTACGAGAACAACACCAGTAACAGCAGCCACATGAATAGCAACCGATTTAAATCCTGGACCGAGCCTATCCATTCCCTCACCAAGTCTAATAAGTCCCTCGACAGCGCGCGTAACGGTCGGAGCAAGCGGTTCAAATGCATCGCGCTGCAATTTCTTAACAGACTCCTTCAATCTATCAGTCGCAAATCCTATAGTGCCTGTCGTCTTCTGATAGTTCTCGTTCATCTTGCCTGCTGAACTCATAATAGAGCTTAGAAATTCCTGCGCCCTGCCCTGCTCCTGGATAGCAGCTATAACCGCTATTCTCGCCCGTGCATCCCCCGCTAACATGGCAAGCTCATCCTCACTCAGCGGAGCGAGAGCTGCCATGCTCTTTAACAGACCTTGGCTGGCAATGGAAGTCGTATCAAGTCTGAGTCCATATTTGGCGAGAACTTTTTCACCGTCCTCCGTTGTCCTGGATGCGGCGACGATGACACCCCGTATGGCCGCCATCGCTGTTTCCGCAGGCACGCCGTGTCGAGTCAGAGCTATGACAGTCGCCATGAAATCCTCGAACTTGACACCAGCCCCCGACACCAGAACACCCGTCTTCCCCATCGCTGCCCCCAACGACTCAATGGAGGCTTTTCCTTCTTTGGTCGTTACAAAAAGCGCATCAGCGACGCGCTCCGCCCTGGAGAACGGAATATTAAAGGCTGCTATCGTATCAGCGAGGACTGTGGAAGCCGTGTTAATATCTGTTACTCCTGCTGCCGCCAAACGCGCCGAGATATCCAACATCCGCATGGCTTCCTGCGCCGGAACGATCCCGCCTATCATCTCCCTCGTCGCTACAAGCATCTGCTCTGCCGACTGACCATATTTGACGGCCATATCGCTGATTGCCTCTTTGAACACAGGGAGATACTGCTCAGTTCCTTTATCCAGAACGGTATTGACTTGAGCGAGGCCTCGCTCAAATTTGGCGAATTGATTTCCGGCGAGCGCAATTGCCCCGGTTATCGCCGCCCCAGCGATGGCAGTGCGCCGTCCAAGCGCACCGATAGTATCCCCCAACTTTGAGAAACGATCGCTTATCTCAAGAAGTTTCTTCGAGGCATCATCAAGGACTTCTACCTCTGCCTCAACTCTCGCCTTGCCCACGCTTGCTTATTGCGCTCATCAGCTTCCCACAGCTCCAAAAGCCGAAGGATCGTTGGTCGTGATAGATATGGTATATCAGTCAATGGTATCCTGAGATAACGGTGCGCCATATAAATCAATTGGCCCCAGTCTGACCTTGGCCGGCGTCCGGCACGGCCACCGATACTTTTTTTGGTTCAAAACCACTGAGTTCGAGTAAGTGGTCTATGATCTCCGGCATATACTTTATATCACCGGCGCGAAACCATTCCTTCACCTCCTCAAACGTACAAGCATAATCCCCGATCTTCAATTGGTCTATCGTCTTTCCCTCTTTCCTCACACTCAGATAGAGCATAAAGAGAAAGCGCTCGACTGGCAGAATCGTTCTTGCCGGGAACAATTCTGAGAACGTCGAACCATATCGCTGCTCAATGTCCGAAATGTCCCCGATGCTTAGCGCCGAGAGCTGCACCTCTCGCCTCAACTTAGGAATGTTCAACCTGTGAGACTGGCGCGAAAGAAAGACCGCAAGCTCAGACGGCGGGCTCTCCACTATTCCTGGTTTCGTTTCCTTCTCCGACATAATGGATCTCTCCCTTCTTCACAATTGGTTCTTCATCCATCTTGGCGAAGTCAGCCCCATAAGCCGAGTGGACTTTCTTCTTGTGCGTTTCTGGATCTATTGATACCATAAACATCTTGCATCTCCGACCCCCACGCACGGAGAAATGAAACTCCACCACACTCCGCTGAGCTTCGCCGTTTATCTTGATCTCCGTATGGTTCGCATCTCCATCAGTAACAATCTCAAGTCTCATGGTCTCCTCAGATTGATGCAACTGTATTGACTATCGTAAGCTGGAGTTCCTCTGACGCATCGCCCTTCCATGCCCGACCAGTGATCTCATAAATAATCCGACCTTCATTGTTGATCACCGGAGCACAGGCCAGTATACGACAATCCGGAGCGTCAAACTGATATTTGTAATTGAAGCCCGCAGCAATCACGTCCCCCTGGAATCTCAGCATCAGAGCACGCACAGTCGCCGCACGAAAATCATTGAACTGGGTCAGGCTGTCGAATTCACATGTAAACGAAAACGGAACCTCACGCTTCCCAGCAGCCGGCCTGGGCTCCCGTATAAACCGAGAACCCACTTTTGTCCGGTCCCGGTCGAGATTGTTGTTCAGAGTCAGCACCCCCGACGCAACCTCAACCTCAGCAACATTCCAACTCATGTAGCCCTCTGTGAACACAAACGGTCGGGCTGCCGGAAATGACGGAGTGGATGGGGAGGTTTCCTCTGCCCCGTCCTTGCAAATAAATTCCATTGCAGCCCGGAGATAGGCCCCGACCTCACAGCGGAACTCGACGTTGGCAACCTTTCCCCCGAAATAGCTGAAGTTCGCAACGCTCCGATCCACCTCTAACGACAAACCCTTTCCTGCCATCAGGTCATCTGCCAGAGTCAAAACATGCTGATACACAGTCGGCGCATTCGTGATATCTGGCTGAGTCGTTGCCTTATTCCCGAATGCATGATACATCAGCAGCTCCGCTCCCTCGATAGGGACCTCAAAAGTCATCGGGCCTCCTGCCCTAATGAGCCCCTGGGCAAAGTCCGTCGTCTTATGATAACCCCGAAGCCGAACACTCTCAGAGAGAACGGGTTCCTCCGTTATCCCCAAACCATCACCTCCCGCCACAAATTCAAGAAATTTTGTCCTCGTGACTTTGGTTCCCCAGGTTGATTCCTGCCCAAAGCCGAACCATCCTTCATAGCCTAAACCTACTGGCATTTTTGGCCTCCTCTCCTCTCCGGAATCTTTACCTGACGCCAACCCGCGTCCTTCAGAAATTGTTCCGCAATATTATCCTCCACCGCCACCACCTCTCCACGCTCTATCAATGTGGACTCACGACCAATCGCAATTCCTGACTCCAACTGGACCGGATGTCCCACGCGCATAAGCCGCTTCATCTCACATTACCCCTGGCTGATGGTACTCAATCTCAAGTTCAAACCGAAGCACACAGAAGGGAGCAAACACCCCTTCGTCAGTCAATATTCTCCGGATATATGTTATCGTAGCAAGACCACCGCGCTTCTTATCAGCCAGTATTGCCTTTCGAACAGCATGGATCAGCCGGTTCATATACATATCGAGGTCCTTGGTATAACGGATCTCCCCCCATATGACCGGAAACATTTTGGTTCTAATGGTACGCTCCGTAACATATGGGTATTCCTCATCGCCGCTGACCACGCACAAATAGGGCATCATGGTAACCGGCATTTCCTCCCAATGTTTCAGATCCTGATCAACAGTCTTTACCTCTATATCATAGCCATTAGCTACAGTAATGCCCCCGACGGCACTCATAATGTTCTGCTTTATCTGCTCACGTACGCTCTCAGGCACTGCCAGTCTCCAGAACTCTACCCAGAGCATCCTCAAACAGGCTGACCATATTGGCTTTAGATTCTTCCATGCTCGGCACCAGATATGGCCGCTTAGGAATTATGACCTTCCTCGCCCGGTAACGACGCCCCTTCCAGGTAAAGACCATAAATTGCGCTCTTTTGGGCGTGATCACTGCGCCAAACTCATGGACCGGCGCATATTTCACTTTGCTGCCAATCACTCCCCGCAATTTAGTCGGCGTCTGTTCGATCTCATAATTTATGCTCCTCCAGAGCCGTCCGGTCTGAACATTCAGAACCTGCCCGCTCAACTTATCAATAACCCGATTCCTAACAAGCTCCAGACCACGTTGGAGAGCATCCTTTAGCATGGCTGGCAGCGCTACCCCCGCAGCCCTGAGCCGCTTTATCAGGCCATCCCTATCTCTAAAAACGATCCGCATCTTTATAGGCATACGCGCCTCAGCCAATATCCGGCAGTCTGTAGCGATCGAATATCTCTATTGCCTCTTTCGGCCACGCCTGATCAACATGCGTTACCGTCTTATCGCCAATAGACAAGGAGGCGATGTTCCATTGCTGACCCTCAGCCTTCTTGTAAGCCTGAGCCACAACCAGCACTACTCCATGCTGGATATCCGCCGGGACGGAAGAAAAACCCCCAGCATAATAGAGCTTGACATTCTTCTTACCGTCGGCGAAAACATAATCGCCATCGAGCACCACCCGGCCCTCGTCCTCCCAGACCACAAAATCATCCACTGATATCTGGGTTCCAGAGCCGTATTGATTATTCAAGTCATCAAAGAGCGAATGCACGGTAATAGGAGGATTATCAGCAAAAACTGTATCCTCCCCCTCTCCATCTTTGTACTCCACAAAACTCCTCCGGAGAAACCGCCGATTACAATACTGCTCTACCCGTTCACTGACCGCGTTTATGAGATCCGTCAGCAAAGCATCCATTCCTGTCTCGGTCTCGGCAATGCTCAATTCTCTCTTGGCATAGACAAGCGTTATAAGAGCGTACGGATCAAGAGCCATCAGAATATCCCCATCGTTTGTTATTGTCCATGAACCACTTGACAGTCCTGGTAATACCATCTTCAAACGAGACTGATGGCCTCCAACCTGTCAATTCTCTGAAAAGCGAGGAATCTCCCTGCAACCGCTGAACGTCCCTCTCCCGCAGCCTGTCCGCACAAACTTCCATGTCCACCTTTCGGCCCAAGGCCCGCGCTGCCGCGTCTATAATCGTGGAAATGCTCTGCTCCTCTCCTGAACAGATATTGAAAATTCCCCACGTCCTTCCTATCTCAGGCCAACATTTCAGCAATGCCACAACGGCACGACCCACATCCTCTACATAAGTGAAATCGCGCTTTGCCTCAATATTACCCAAGAATATTTTTCCAGACTCCGCCTGGCGGATAATCTCAGGAACTATATATGGATGCGTCTCCCTGGGTCCAAAAGCATTGAACATTCTGACGACAGTAACAGTCGCATCCTTGCGCCTCCATGCCAGGCATTCCTGCGCGAGTTTACTCGTTGCGTAAACCGAGATAGGCCGTGGCCTATGAATCTCCTTGATTGGAAACTCCTGCGCATTCCCGTACACCTCAGAAGAGGACCATTGTATAACCCATCGAGCAGGAATAGCTTGCAGCGCGTTCTGGCATGCAATTATATTGTTCTGAATCGCCCATTCCGGGTTAGCCTCACAATCGGGTATGAATGTCTTCGACGCCATATTAATCAAAGCATCTGGCTCGCTGAAAAAAGTCTTCATGGACGTTCGATATGCACTGCGATCGAGATCGAGATCGAGAAGATTCGCATGCCAGAACAACGCCGTCTTATGGACCCAATCCAGATTGCCTGATGATAGGTCATCTATGACGAGGACAGAATGGCCAGCCTCAATCAAAGCCTCGACGACATGGGAACCTATGAAACCTGCTCCACCAGTAACAACGACCCTCAGACTCATCAGCGCAATCTCTGAATATCCTGAGTCCCTAACCAGGCCAGCATCCAGTTGACCGTAGCCTCCAATGCGCTACCAAATGGATGTGGCTCTCTCCATAATCCAAGACCTTTCGCTCTATTGGAACTCATCAACTTCTTCCGCTGCCCAGCATAATCCCCGGACCATTTCACCGTCCCCTCATAGCCAACCAATTTAGCAGCCGACGCAACGAGTTCATTTATTTTGATGGAAAACCCAGATCCATAATTCATGAGAATAAAGGGCCGCTCCTCAGTCTCAAGAAAATCCCAGAAATCCGCAACTGCTCTGGCTGCATCCAGAACAAAGAGAAATTCTCTCTCCTCTTCACCCGTGCCAAGCAACAACAATTCCTTGAGGCCATCCGCCTTCGCCAGATACATCTTACGCACTATATCCGGAAGCACATGAGCCACGGGACCAAATTTATCCCCCGGACCAAAAAGATTGCAAAAGATGATCGCTCCCCATCGCTTCAGCCTCTCCTGTTTACACAAAGCCTCCATCCCTGCGATGATATTCCGCTTCGCCAGTCCATATGCCGCATTGGACCCAGTGGGCAGCCCATTAAACAAATCTGCCTCAGACCATCCTCCTTCCGGACACTTGTCCGGGTAACTACATGAGGTCCCAATGAACAGGAAAGGACTTAGACACCTCTCGAATACCGAATCCAGAACATAAACCCCCATCAGAGTATTGTGGACCCAGATCTTCCCAGGCAGACGATCATTATACCTCACCCCGCCCACCTCAGCCGCAGCATGTATAACCCCTCCAGTATCAAGTACCGCCTGGGCTGCCTGGCTTTGGTGCATTAGGTCAAACTCTGGCCTACAAATACGCTTCAACTTCTTGCCTCTGGCGGTCAGTTCCGCCGCGATGTGCTGCCCAAGAAAACCTCGTGCCCCTGTTATACCGATTGGTCTCATATGGCCTCCATCTTCATTGTACTTAATTTCAGGTTTTCCCTTGTTCATGGTCTTGGTCTCGCCGCCGCTCACGATTCAGCAAATCAGCATATTCCATCACCCTAATACGCCATGAATGCTCCGCGATCACGCGCTGCCTTCCTGCCCTACCAATC